GTTCATCCGGGTTTCCTGCCACATGGCCTCCCGGTTGCTGGCCAGAGGGCCTGCCGTGTCACAGCTGAACAGGAAATTGTCATTCCAATACCACTGGCCATTCCGGTCCTTTTCCAGGAAGTCATACCGGTTGAATTCCTCATACACGGTGTCTCCCTTGTGGTTCTTGTAGGTCACCATTCTCGGCTCGTCTGCATAGGCCAGAGCCAGCTGGAACATCAGCTCGAACATTTCTGCATAGGAAGCCTGCTTCATCACCCGCTTGCTTTCCTGCCGTCCTGCCGCCACAGATGCGCTGAATTCCTTGGCCTTGCCGCTGGTTGCCGTTGGGTCCTTCCGGCCCTGCAGGGAGTCCGTAATGCCCAGGATCTGCCGGCTTTCTTCGTAGACGTAGCTCAGGTAGTTCAGCTCATACTGGATGTTGCCGGTGAATTCCAACACACCGATCATGGCCTTCTCCGCCGGATTATTCAGGAACCAACGCTCACCATCCTCCGGATCCGTCCGCAGGTTGGGCTTGTTGGGCAGGGTCACTCTGGTACCGGCCTTCATCATCCTGTCAATGATCTTCTTCTCCAGACGGTTGATGGTGTTCTGCTGGTCCTCAATCACATCCACGTCACTGTTTCCCAGCAGCTGGCCGTAAACGCTCACATTGCGCTGCAGCACGATCGGGTAAACATCCGGGCGGTAAAAGGGGATCATGGTAGGCACCATCACAGGGTTGCCTGCGTCGTCAACACCGGGATGCTCACCGGGGATTTCCTTTCCCAGAGCGGTTTTGATAGGCAGGATCACCTGCTCATACTCCTGTTCCCGGCTGTCCCAGTCACTGCTTCCGCAATAGGGGCAGGGGCCACCGTCATAGCGGTACAGCTCCGGTTCCACGGCGGTCTGACCGACAGACTGAAGAAAATCCGCCTCTCTGGGGGGCTCCGGGGTCATCGCCTGGTCGGCCAGCTGAGCTGCCATCAGAAGACCGGCGGCGTGCTCGCGCATTGCTTCCTCCGCAAGCCCTCCTGCGAAACCTCTGCTGGGATCCGGCATAAGATTTCCCGGGGCCACGTTGTTGCGCAGGATCTGCCCATGGAGCGGACGCATTTTCCCGCACTTCCGGCACACCGGCTGACGCCTGGCCTGGTAGTTGGTCAGATCCTCCAGCACCACATCGTTTACCCAGGCATATCGGTTTATGCCGCCGTCATCGTTTTTCTCATAGCCTATGTACAGGGTAAGTGCCTCTTCGCATTTGCTCTCACCGTTTGCACTGCGCACATCCGGCTCGCTTTCAGCCTCGCTGGTCACATCCACGTCATACTTTCGCCGCACAGCCTCCCGGGTTGTGGGAATCTTGATGATGATCCAGTCCATATCATCGATTCCGGTATAGACACCGGGCTGCGGTGCCAGCTGTTTGGGATGAACAAAGCTCACGTCCGGCTCACCGATGATGGTATGGGTATGCTTTGTATTGTCCCACTCGATCAGGTAGCCAACACCGCCCTGAATGGGCACGGTGCGCTCGGCCATGTCATTGATAGTCTCAAAGGGGAGCCGGTTCATCTCATTGCGCAGCCAGTTTTCTATGATCTGAGCCAGATGCTCATCTTCCTTTCGGCGGGGGGTCACCTTCGGCATGGGCAGGCTGCTGCTCACCTGGCTTTCGATGATCTCAAAGATGATGTTTCGCACATGGGTAGCTTTTTCTCCTGCGGTATCACCTTCTACGATGGGCTTCAGCTTATCGCTGCCCTGGTACAGCTGTTCCCGCCGGTTCATTTTTTCAACCTCATGGCTGAACTCACGGTTGCTGTCTGCCAGCCGCTGCTGCCAAAGATCCAAACGCGCCCGGTCAGTCTGGTCGACCTTCTGTATTCTTCCGCTCATGTATTACCTCCTGGGCTGGCCCCACAGACGGAGCATTTCCTCCCGCTCCCTGGGCTTGGCCCTGTTAAAGTCCTTACGCATATCCTCGGTCCATTCTGTTTGGCCGCCCGCGGATCCACCTGCGTTACTTGTGGTCTGCTGGCTGCGAATAAAGTGGGCGATGGCCAGGCTCATAACCAGGTCATCGTGCTTACCTTCCTCCGCCTGGGGCTTCCAGGTCTCGTCATAGACGAAGGTCAACATTTCTCCCAGTGTGTCATAGTCATGCAGCGTCTCGGCTGCCTGCTTTACCACGTCCTTTAGTCCATCGATGATCAGAGGGCGTGTTTTCGTGGTCGTTTCAAAGCCAAACGCATCCACCAGTTTTCCGGTAAAGTTGTCCACCCGCTGCCGAACATAAAGCTTCGGATAGTGCAGCTCTTCCAGACATACCTCGGGGAATGTGGAGTAGTTGGTTTCCACACCGATAAGCGCCTGATTATAGTACGTGCCCAGGCAGTAGAGCTGTTCCGCAAAGGCCCGCTCACCGAATTGGTGGTGAATCTTTGCCACCTGATCACCCGTACGGTTGTCCAGCACATGCCCGGCAAAGAAATCCGTGCCGGTACCGGCCGTGTCTGCTCCGATTACGTAAGGCACATGCTGCTCCGGATGCCTGCGGATCCATACAGGACCCTTTTCTTCCGGCTCCCAGGCATACGAGAGGATGTTTCCCGCGGAATCGTACTCGATACGGAACCGTCCGCGTTCCCATGCCTCCTGCTTCACCTGCTCCCGCCTGAGGATCAGGATCTTCTTGTCAAATACACACTGGCCGGTTGCGATGAATGCTTCCTCCGGTGTTGCGGGGTATTCCTGGTGGAACAGATCCACATCACCGCCGCAGTTGGTGGCAATGCACCAGCGCCGCCAGGCAAGCTGCTCGTCGTCCAGCCCGAAGGCCTGAACCATCTCCTCTTCCTCCGCGGTCCTCTGAAATCCCGGCAGAGGGGGGCGCCGGTATTCCTCCATTTCGTACCACGCAAAGAAGATCGGTGTGTAACCGTCGGTTCCGTTGGCCTGGGCCTCAACTGCTGCGTCCCACATTTCCTTGAACGCATCGTAGCCATTGGCCGTGGATTCAATAATGATCACGGTGCCCGGTCGGTCAGGCACCGCCTGCACAAGGCCGGTAAACGTGTGCCGTTTTTCTCCGGGCCAGAAGGCAAACTCCGAAAGGTGCAGGCAGCTCAATGTGGAGCTTCGTCCAACACCTTTGCCGCCTGCGGTGGCACACCGGATCCGGCTGCCCAGGCCTTTGCCGCCGCTTACTGTGGAGGGCTTATCAAACATCAGCTCCCGGGCATTAGCGGCTTTGCGCATAGGTTTCACGGGCTCCGGCAGTTCCTCATAAAACCGCTGGCTCATTCGGAAGAGGTTGGCGGTGCTTTTTTCCTCATGGGCAACGATCATGGTCTCTACGTTGAAATTGGTAGCGGTTATCGCAAACAGGATGGCCTCGGTCAGCGTAGAGAAGCCCATCTGCCGGGCTTTGAGGATGATGATCCGCACAGGCTTGTTTGCCTTCCACTGCTCCCGTATAGCTTCATACAGCCGCCTCTGAGGGGCATTCATATGCAGCGGCAGCAGCTCACCGTCCTTGGTGCGGATCTTCAGGAACTGCTCGATGTACTGCCCGACGTTCCGAACATTCAAAACTCACAGCCTCCTGTTCCGTCACCCTGCCCGGTCAGACCGCTGAGATAATCCTCGATTCCGCCGCTTCCGGTCACTTCCACTTTCGTCCGTTCCTTGTACCCGTAGTTGTTCTCCAGGTTGAACAGTACGCCCTTCAGATCCTTGCCGGGCCTGGTCAGGCTTTCCAGCTCCAGGTATGCGTGAATCCTGCTCATGGCATCCTGGGTAACTTCCTGGTATTCCGGATATCGGGCGCTGTCGCACCAGGCATTCCAGGTGCTTCTGTGGACGCCCAGAAAGGCGCTCAGACCGCCGACAGTTGGCGGGACCAGGTATTCCACCACCGTCAGCTCTTCTCCCAGACCATTCAGCACGGGCTTCTGTTCGTAGATCTCGTGACCCATGCTGTCCTTCCGGCCTGTGGCAACGGCCTCGGTGTATATTTTCTCCCGGCTTATGGACCGGAAGTATTTGTCCACAGCCTTCCCAAGGCCGGCTGCGGAATATTTCTTTTTCGCTCCCATGATGGGCACCTCCCGGCTCTTGCCGTAATATGCTCCCGCGTATGTGCGCGCCCCCCTGCGCACCTCGCCGTGTCGGATTAAACGCAAAACAAAAAGAGCCCGAGCAATGCACCGCGTCTTGCGATACATGGCTCAGGCTCTAAGGCTCAGGCTCAATGGCGATATTCACTTCCTGGTTGCAGCGCCGGCAGAAGAGAAACAGGTCCTTTGCCGATGCCGCAGGCCCCAGCCGCGCCAGCTTTTGTTTGTGGCACCTGGGACACATCAGCCATCTTTGATTTGTTTCCATTTTACCACAGGTTTCTGATTTTCGCAACTGTCTCATTCCTCCTTTTTGCTTGTTCTCCGGTTAATATACACTACCCCAAGCCAGAATTCCGGGTATTCAGTTGTCCGATTCCGGCAGCATTGCCATGATATGCGAGAACCGCCCGTAACAGTTCTCACAGCTGGTTCGGTCTACCACGAAGGCACCGGTCGGCGGCTGCAGAACATCATCGCTGTCAACAAGCTCTGATACAATGTCCGGCTTTTTCATGTGGATACTGCTGCGCCAGGTCCGGTCACCGACATATCGTCGGCCTTTCTCCCTGGGTTCCTTGGTCAGGTACTTGCCCCAGCGCTCGGCACCGTCGGCCCCGAAGGGCTCAAAGTCCACCGTGTCGGCGTTCTTATTCCACAGCTGCTTGATGATCTCATAATCGTTTCCGGTGGAGTTGATGATCAGATGGTGGTGGAGCCGCCCTCCGGAGTGATACCCTTCGGTCACTCTCACATAGATCAGCTCCTGTCCCAGCTGCTTCCGGTGGGCACGAAGGGCGCGAATAAAATTGGTGAGGCGCTTATCTGCGTCCTCCCGTCGTTTGGGAAGCGCGTCGTCCCGGTAGTCCAGACCCACCACCAGGTCGGTCTTCTTATAGTTGGCGGCCAGGGTCAGCATCAGCTTTTGCCAGCTGAGTCTGGCGTTGAGGCTCTCCCGGGCCGGGCTGGAGATCTGTGCCTTGGCCTCCCGGCGTTGGCTCTGGCTGCCGCCCCGGATGGCGGTGTACTGCACCGCCATCCAGAGCTTGCCGGCCCGTATGATCCTGCGTCGCTCCTTAGCCACAGGCCCGCCTCCGAAAGAGAACCGTATACACGCCTTCGATATCCTGGGTCAGCCCCACAATGTCGTAACCATGCCGGTTGATATCGTCGATCACCTTTTCCAGCTCGGCGATGCTGTCGCACCGCTCATAATCATAGACAAACCAGTGCGAAAGGAAATTGGGCCCGATGACTACCGTTTTCTTTTTATCCTCCGGAGTTCTCATTCATGACCTCCATACTCTCTACCAGATCGGCGGCCAGGATAAGACCGGGCCGGATGCCGACAGCGGCGCCATCAGCCATGGCCCGGAGCATATCCGCAGTGCTTACCCGCATATCCATCTGACCAAGCCGGAAAATCGCTTGCTTTTCCCCATGCCACGGTGAAAAAGCAGCAAGGATTTTCGTAAGTACCCTCCGGCCGGGAAAACTCTGTTCGGCGGCACCAAGCTCCTTGCAAAAACGTTCGGTCTCTCCGAGGTGTTCGATAAACGCAAGCGCTGACTCCGCGGTGGCCAATACCGCGGCGAGGCGGGTTGTGCCGCAATGCAGGATCATTTCTATCCCATCCACCTCAAAGAGGATGCCCTCGTTCACTCGATGTCGTGCTCCGTCAGCATCGATCACATCAAACACAACGCTTGTGCCTGTTTCGATTTTTTCCATCATCTGTCTCCTTTCGGATATCGGTTTTGGTGAGCTTCTTACCATGGAGCCGGAATGTGAATCCGGCATCCATCATTCTGAGCTCCATATCTTTCGGGTATCGGCAGTCGGCAGGCGCCGCCAGGACCGGATGCCCGAGAGGACTGAAAACTTGATATGGGTATTCAGTCATAACGCACCTCATTCATATTTCTTCCATGTTTGGAAAAGCGCCCATCCCAGCTTGTTATAAACAAAATCCAGCGTCTGCGCTTTGGCGAATTTTTCTCTCAGTTCCCGGATGGCCTTTTCCAGCTGTTTGTCTTCGGGCGCGGCTTCCGGTATCCGGGAGGCTTCCGCGTCAGGAATCACGGGCTGGTTTTCCACACACCCGATGGCACGGATCATGATTGCCGCAAGGAAGGGATCGCCACCGGCAACAAGCACGTCCTTTAATCCCTGCAGATCCTTGAGAAGCTTCTTCTTACTGATCAATTCGTCCATGGCATATCCTCCGGCATAGGCATCCAGCCCAGGATCACTCCATCAATATCCGCATCGTATCCGATGCCGTCCTCTTCCCAGCGCATACCGGTCCAATCAAAGATTGCGGTCCGCACATCACTAAACTGACTCTTGTCCAGGATCAAAACATATTTGCCCAGGTTCACCGGCTCCCCGGTCTGCCAGATTGTGCCCGAATCGGACACCGGGTGATCTGGCTGAGCCATATCCTTGACATCTGTTCGACAGAGCAGGTAGTCCAAGGAACAGCCGAATAGATCTGCAAGAGCGATAAGGCGGGAGATTTCCGGCAGATAGCAGCTGTAGCCAAAGGGCAGCTTTGTTTGCGGGGTAATTTTCTTCTCTCCGCATTCAAGCTTCACTGCTTCTGTCTCGTCATAAGGGAAGTAATAGATACCTAAAGCTTTTTTGCAGGCTTCAATATCCTTATAAGCCATCTCACGACAAAGCCCAAATCGCTGCCAAAGGGCAGAAATCTTATCGACTTCGGGCTTTTCGGCCTCAGCCTTTGCAGCAGCCTCCTGTTTCGCGGCTTCTTTTGCGTCAGCCTTCAACTGCTTAATGGTCTCCTTTAACCTGGGGCATGCTCGCTGACATCTAAGTAGCTCTGGACAGTCGCGGCAGCACTTAGTATCACAGTGGAACCACCCCCACCGATCAGCAACAGCCGCTTTTCTCATTTTGTTTTCATAATTCAGGCAGATATCGTCAAAAGTTTTACATTCTTGCGCTACGATTGCCGCAGATCGTTCTGCAAACTTCTTAACGTCATCCGCATAGAGATAGCTGAGATTGGCGTTGGTACGGGACTTCTCCTCAAAGAGCACAGACTGATACGCTTTGGGCATCTTGGCCAGCGCATAAGCGGTGTTTTCCGAAAGCTTCCCGGACTTCCATGCAGGCTTCCAGGCAGCCGCAAGCTTTTTCTGAATCAGCTCCAGCCGGGCTAGTTTGGATTTGCTGATTTTCACGACCTCGGCAACGTGATCTCGCATTCTGCCTGGGAACTCGTAGCCAGCTTCCTGCAGCTGATAAAGCAACTTTTTGATCTGCTCTGCCTCTTCGGCTATTTCCGCATCGGTCATTTTTCGAGTATTGGCGTTAGCGTAGATCAGCCGCAGCTGCTGCAGGGCCGGGGAGACTTCGTCTGCCTCAATGATACAGGGCACTTCACTCCACCGTTCCGGGTCATCCTGGGCCAGCAGCGAAACGGCCGCCCGGCGGCGGTGGCCGGAGACGATGATATACCGGCCGTCTCCGTGCCTGCGCACCCGAATGGGCTGCTGCAGTCCACACAGCTCAATGTTTTCGGCCAGCCCGTCAATGCCGGAGAGCTGATAGAAGTTATTGGGATCCTCGTCGATCAGCTCCAGCCTGATATATTCAATCTGTTCCCGGTTTGTGCCCAAGTCGGGCACATCTCTCAGAACAGAGGCAAGATCAAAAGCCATATCATTTCCTCCCTGCATACTCGGCAACGAACTTGCGGTAGTCGATGCCGGCGGCGCTTCGGGGGCTGGAGATCAGCAGGGGCTCCTGCTGGAAGGTCATGCCGTCCACCTTTTTGCTGTGCCGGATGTGGGGGTAGACATTCAGCCCTGCAGCCTTCAGCTGCTCCTCAGCCTCCTGGATCTGCGGATCCGGATACCACATGGTGGGCAGCAATCCGGCAATGGTCAGCCGGGGATTGATCTTGCGCATATTCTTGATTTGACGCATCAGGTTGCCCATGCCCCGCAGGGAGAAGGCATCCAGCTTGATGGGGATGATCACGTCATCGGCGGCGACCAGGGCCGCTGCGGACGCTGCGTTGAATGCCGGCGGGCAGTCGATCAGAATATGGGTGTATTTGTCTTTGATTTCCTCCACCAGATACCGAAGAACATTGGAATTTACCGTGCCCTGCTCCACCTTGCTCAGATCCATGTCCATCAGGGTCTCGTCACCGGGGAGAATGTGTATGTTTTCGTATACGGTCTTCTGGATGAAGGCCGCTGCATAATTGCCGGGGTCGTCAAAGGTTTCCGCATTGCGGAGCACCACGGCCAGATTGCCGCTGGTGGGGTCTCCGCCGAAAAACTCGGTGGTGTTGCACTGGCTGTCTCCGTCGATGACGCAGACCCTGCTGCCGTGCTCTTTTGCCAGGATCGCCGCCAGATTGATCGCCGTGGTGGTTTTCGCGACGCCTCCCTTCAGGTTGAGAATTGCTGTAACTCTTGCCATTGTTTTTCCTTCTTTCTGTCAATTATCAAACGGCACCGGGGTGTCCTGGGGCAGTATGCGCAACTGCCCGGGATCCTGGGCGGCCAGTTTGTTTCGTGCTTTTGCCCGCTTGCCGTCGGCCTGCATTTTGCTTACGGTCTCGCTGGTGCGGGGAGCGGGGCTGAAAGTCTGGTGCTTTCCGTCAAAGGCAAGCAGGATGCTGGGGCAGATACCCTCCTTGTTTTTCCGGATCCGCAGTTTCCTGGGGCCGGAGGGCTTGTCGCTCTCCAATAGCGACAGCATCATGATCAGGTCGGCATCCTGCTCGATCTGTCCGGATTCTCTCAGTGCCGACATATCCGGGTCCTCGTTCTTCTGTTTCTGGGCCTGGTTTGCTCTTGCCAGCTGGCTAAGCGCCACCACGGTCACACCCAGGGACTGCGCCATGGTATGCAGCGCAATGGAGATGGACGTCACCTGAGCAGTCCGGTTCTCACCGCTGCCCTGCAGCAGCTGCAGGTAGTCCACCAGGATGATCTGATACCCGCGCATCACGGTCACAGCCCGGATGTCTGCCGGGGTCATACCGGCGGCAGGGATCAGCTCCAGATTCCGGGCGGTGATCTCTCCTGCCAGAGAGCCGACCTTATCCCAATCCGCATTTGCCAGGGTGTTTCGCTTGATCCGGTCCATGCCGATCTGCGCGACGGATGCCATCTGCCGGTCAAAGAGCTTCTCCGAAGAGGTCTCCAGTGAGAAGAATCCCACCTTGTACTCTCTGGCCCAGTGCCATGCGCACTGCAGCGCCCAGGCAGACTTGCCGGCGGAGGGATAGCCGCCGATAATGACAAGATCCCCCAGCTCTGTGTACAGCTGGTCGTTAAGCTCCCGCACCGGCCATGTCAGATACTTGGTCTCCTTGGTGTGGCGATCCATGAAGGACCGCAGGCCGTCGGCCATGGTCACGATCTTCAGAGTCGGCTTGTCCACCATCATCCCGCTGGTCTGTTCCAGCAGCTTGCGCAGCTTCTCGGTGTCGTCAGTCTCTGCCATCTGTCGGGCAAGATCCCGGACGGCGATCACCTTAGCCTGTTCCCGGCATAGGGCTATGTAGCTGCCAACGTTGGCAGCAGTGGGCGTTACCACCATCAGCTGCGCCAGGAATTCCCGGTACCCTGGACCCAGGGCGTTGGAAACGGACACGGGATCCACGGGTGTGCCGCTCAGAAACAGCTTTCGGATTGCCCGGTAGACAGTCAGACATGGACCGGAATAGTCCTGCTCCGCGGTCTCCGTCATGACCTGAGGCACCGTCTCAGGGGAGATCAGCATGGAACCCAGCACACTGTACTGTGCCTGCAGCCAATCTTCCTGGGTCAGTTGAGCCATATCTCCTCTTCACCTCCGCTCTGCTTTGTGGCCTGTGCCGTTGTACCCGGAAGTGGAAATACAGACTTCCACCCCGCGGTGGTCGCCCGCTCCAGCATATCCACCATGGCAGCGGGGCAGCCCTCGGAATACCGGACAAGCCGGTTGCCCAGGGCTGTAAAGGCCGCCTTGGTCCGGGCGGGCTCCTTCTTCCTGTCGCCCCGGGATTCATAAAATCCCACCAGGGCAAAGTACAGGGCGTTCTTGTCGTCCCGGTCCCAGCTCTCCCCGGCGATGCCGGAGATCCACGGCACAAAGAGCGCCTGCAGCTGTTCCTCCGTCAGAGCCCTGGACTTTTCTTTTTTATTTTCTTTTTCTATATCGGTAATACTTGTATTGGTATACCCCTCATTTTTGATACCACCCCCCTCTCGATTTTGAGATTTAGGGGTATTATTTTTGAGAGGTGGCTGTTCGTCAGGGGAGGACACATTTAGGAAGATTTTACGACGTACAACCTTGCCGGATACGTCGCGTTCCTGCTCTCGAATTATGTATCCATTGTCCTCTAACTTTTTAAGAAGACGGCTGACCGTGGGATCCGAAAAGCCATAGAGCTGCATAAAGTATGCATTGCTGGCAAAGCAGAAGCCATCTTTGCCGATGAGCGCTGAGATCTCTCCGTACAGGAGCTTCGCGTTTGGTGGGATCTCATCGTCATACCGTACATCTGCAGGGATAACCGCATAGTAGCTCGGGAATATTTCGTCCATAGGCATACTCCTGTTCTAAACGCTTATTCGCATAGGCTGATTTCACGTCCATAGCCCGTAAGATAAAAGGTTTTGATATATCCAGCCTCCTTCAGTTCTCTGATGCACACTGATATTGTTCTGGGTGTGCATCCACCCATCCAGGAGGCGAGACAGGCATTGGTCTCGTAGCAAATTCCGCCCGACATCATCTGGTAGTAGTCAATCAAGCCATACAGCAGCTTCGCAGTTGCAGAAACCTCCCGGTCTGACAGCAAACGCATGGGTATAGCAATATGACTCACAGAAGAACCGGTGCTCACGTTACCGGCCACCGATTTATAGGTCCTCTCGCGCGGCCCTGGCAGAGGCAAACAGATCTTCGGTCAAGGCATCTGCGTCACATTCCAGTTCCCTTGCAGCGATCATCATTGCGTAAATAGCCCCTTCATAGGCACTGGCATCCCAGTTGCCGTGACTAATTGCGGAGCTGAGCATCAGCAGCAAGCTGGTGATAGACCAGGCCTTCAACTTCAAGTCCTCTACTTTGAATGCAGCATCTTTGATTGTCATAATTTTACCTCCATTCGTTAGCATTGTGCTAACTTTGTTAGCACAATGCTAACACACGTGAGTAGAAATGTCAACAGCAAAATGCTATAATGTGCTAACAAATTTTAGCGGAGGGATAACTATGGCAAAAATAAAGGTTCAAACTGGGCTTAGACTCGACGAGGAGTTGTACGAGAAGGTCAAAACCCTCGCCGATTTGGAGGGGCGGTCCCTTAATAATCTGGTGGAATACATTGTGCGACGTTACATTGCTGATCATGAGAAAGAGAACGGGCCAATTCTTCCGTCCCAAGATTAACTGCCCTCAGCCCTACATCGATCAGATAGAGGGCAATAGAATTAATCGATACACCGGACCGGTCTGCCATTTCTTTCAGCTGTTCGTATCTGCTGGAGGGAATACGCAGGCCGGTTTGAATCTTATCGTCCTTCACAGGCTCAACTCCTTTACTCGCCTATATGATCGCTTCCATCCGGCCACCGGATGGGGTGTCGCATGGGCGGGAGCTCCCCGCCGCCCTCCAGAATGGCCATGAATGCGCCATAGCTCAGGCCG